GCACCATTTAAACTGCCACCGCCTTGTGGACCAGCAATAGTAGCAAATTTCTCACGTGCTTGACCTATACTCATCATCACCAATGCATAAGCATAGTCTTGTATCCACGGATATACCTGCGGATCGTTTAACAACATATTATCAGGTTTAACATTGTATACCCATAACGCAACACTTTCTACCGCAGTAGAGTTTGGTCCTTGCCAAGGTTGTTTGCGCAATACTGTTAATTTTTTAGTTGCTTTATTGAACGTAAAGTTCATGTAGCCACCAAACATAGTCATTGCTAGCTCTTGGTATTGTGTAAACAATTCGTAGTTAGCAAGTCCACCTACTCGTCCTGCCACTAACATATAAGTGTTTAAATATCCACTTGCAAATGGTTCAAATTGACTAGCTGTAGTACCTGTTACACTACCGATACCACGACGAAATATTTGTCTAACGTCCATAATCTCACGTGGTAATATGTATTCTTGTGTTTCTGGTTGTAAATCTAAGAACGCATAGCTTTCTTCTACTGCGTTTGAACTGCGTTGACGATAACGTATAAAGGCCTGCTTAATACCCATGTCGTAATGTTCTTTATCTGCTTCGACATCAACAATTTGATCACCTAATCGTAGACGAATGTAATCAATGATATCGTTGCGTTGTTGATTCTCTGGTATCAGCGGAGTTGCATCATAAGCAATATGCCCAGCACCTGTACCGGTAACTGGATTGTATAAACTGTCTGTAGTTAGACTGAGATTTGCGGTTAAATTACCTGTTGCTGTTGCCATGTGAAATCATCCTGTTTCGTATATTTAGCACTAACAGGATGACTTTTAATGTTTATGCTACTTTGAGTAAAATAGTATCAAGGTTGATACGTCCATTTAGTTTAATATCAGTTGCTTTGATATTGTCTAAAAACTTACGCAATTCAATCTTGCCCGCGGCTAAGAATTCTTTTAGCTGCACCTCTGGCTTACGTAAAGTTTTTTGTACGCTTGTAGACTCGTTAAAACCTGTTATAGCAGTACCTTTAACACCAAGTGCACCACCCATATCTTCTGCTATGTATTTGCCTAGTTTACGTGTCTTAATATTGTAGACCCAAAGCTCGGTGGCGCCTATGATGTCAACTGGGTTGATTGATACTAGTTTGTTAGCGGTATCGTTTTTAGCATACTTGAGTTTAGCAATAAGTTTTTCTTTTTGTGGTGGCTTACGCACTGCCGCTTTCTTAGTTGCTTTCTTAACTTGTCCATACTGTGCAATGCCGTCAAACAATCGAGTATAGAAAGCATCATAACGTTTCCAGTCTGCCGCTTTCATATAGCTGTATGCTTCTTTTAAGTCTTCGTCGCTTGTTGACTTAGCTTCTGTAATTTCAGCATAACGACGTTCAAACACAGCCTGTATTTTACCTAGCATTGCCTGTGGTACGCCTTTACCACTTAGGTATTCGTATGCTTTAGGTTCTACAGTCTTACCTTCGTACAAACTATCTTCAAGTTCTTCGAAGTGCAAGATATGAGTTTTCATAATCTCATTCATACGGTCCTGAATAGTAGGCACCTTAACTGCTGGTTTGGTTTTATCTGTTATTTCTTCAAGTACCTTAACATCGTTATCATCCAATGCTAATGCTTTAGTTACGGCACCAATAATGTACTTGATTTCACGTTCACGCAATGGCATACCCTTACTGTGTGCTTTAATCAGCGCAGGCGCAGTTAACGGAGTGTAACCGTCTGTGCTTTTAGCAAAACGTGTAATAGTTACAGCATCTAGTTTATGAGCAACGCCTGCTGTCTGTTTTAACCACTCGACCAAATACTTTTTAAGCTCTTTGCTAGAATAGAAATAGTTGTAATAGCGCAAGCTCTTGCGCATCTCGTGATCAAACTCTTCATCTGTAAACTTTAACGCACGTTCGGTATCCCAAACTGGCTCACTACCAACAGCTTTCTCATCTGCAAAAATTGGATCACGTGTTGCTGTCTTAGCTTTTTTCTTTGCTCCGTCAATTTTAATAGCCATCTGTTCTTCCTTGTTAATAGTTTATATATAGCATTATACAGCCATTTGTTGTATTTGTCAAGCTCATCCTGCCAGTAGAACTGCAAACGTTATCATACGTTCATAGTTTGCTATCTCTTCATTGACTTTGTCAACTAATTCTTTATGTAGTCTAGTCTGCTTTTGGTGTCTACGACAATTGATTTCTTCTTTACTTATATCTTTAACCATTAGTCCAATATTATGACTGATGTTCCACATTTCGTGCGTGTACTTTTTCATTTTATGTAATGGCGCTTCTAATGCAGTCTGCACTTCTGGCCAATCTAAACTTGATTGTATTTCATTCATAAAGCAAGTATAGCATCTATTTGCAGCTATGTCAATCTAAGCTAAATATTAGATATACAGGACTATGTAATGCCAAGATTAAGCATGTACCGCCCAAATAAGGGAAATGATTATAAATTCTTCGACCGCAGAATCAGTGAGATGTTTACTGTTGGCGGCGTTGATATTAATATTCACAAGTATCTTGGTCCAATCGAACAAGGCACCAGCATTACTACTTCGGCAGCGCAGGGTTCGCCTGGCACCCAATTAGTATTTGCTAATACATCGGCTGTAACCCGTGGTATGTTTGTTGCGGGTACTAATATTCCTGCTGGCGCAACAGTCATTGCAAAGACTAGCACAACTATTACATTATCAGCAAGCACCACAGCTATTGTTGGGTCTGGTGCAACCATTGCCGTCTATCCTGATGCAACACAGCCTAGTTATGCTAATGAAAGTGTGAAAAATATACAAGACCTATTGTTTTTAGAAAATAGAGATCGTAAGTACGACACTAGTGTCTACACTATGCGCAGTGTTTATCGCATGAACGACAATGATTTTGACCTAAGTCAGTTTGGTTTGTTCTTAACTGGAGATACTATGTTTATGGTATTTCATTTGAACGATATGGTTGAAACACTAGGTCGTAAGATTATGGTAGGCGACGTAATGGAACTACCACATTTAAAAGACTTTTATCCATTAGACGATGATTTACCCAGTGCGCTAAAACGTTATTACGTTGTGCAAGATGCTACACGTGCGGCAGAAGGATTTAGTCAAACATGGTATCCGCATTTATGGCGTGTTAAAGTTGCTCCGCTGGTCGATAGTCAAGAATACAAAGACATTACACAAAACATCAGCAGTGGCGATGATAACAATACACCAATTGGTGATTTATTAAGCACCTACGACAAGTATACTGCGGTTAACGATGCTATTATTGCTCGGGCAGAAGCCGAAGTGCCACTAAGTGGATATGACACTAGTACCATTTATACCTTGCCAGTTGATACTAATAATTTACCAAATGTAGCTATTACATCTACTGCTAAAGTACAAGGATACTTAACAAGTACAGGTTTGCCGCCAAACGGATTGGCGGTTAGTGCAGGAATTGCGTTTCCGTCTACTCCAGCCGTTGGCGATTACTACCTACGCTTAGATTATGTTCCTAACAGACTATTCCGGTACGATTCTAAACGTTGGATTAAAATTGAGGATTCTGTACGCACTAACCTAACACCGGGATTAGATAATACAACTCAACGTAGTGGTTTTGTTAATAATATAAATGCCACATATAGTGGCGGACTTGGTTGGGACGCAATTCGTGTTGCTACCTCTTACACTCCGGCGGGCAACGCAAAAACATTATCATTTAATATGTCAACTAAGACAGTTGTAACAAAAATTGCGTATGTTAGCACACATGGCGTAAAAACTACATTAAATGGCACACATATTACCAATACTGTAGCAAATACTGCTGGAAATGTGTCATTTACCATCACAAATACACTATCTAGTAACGATATGCTAGAATACACAGTTTACAGTAAAGTAACACCGGAACGTCAGGGTTTATCTGACATACTTTCACCTTTGGCGGATAACTAATGAGCAGTCAATATTTTTATGATGGTCAAATTGAACGCTTTGTAGTACAATTCATTAGAATAATGAGCGGCTACGAGGTTGAGTTTGGACAGGATCGCACTGGTAGCAAAACTCTAC